CCAGGATGAGTGCTACGCTCTGCTGGCCAGCGGCGATGTGGTTGATTGCTCCATCGTATTCCCGGCCAAAATCGGCAAGACTTGGTCGTTTAAGGCCGGCCTTACCAAGTTTACCACCGGCGCAGACCTGGAAGATGCCGTGACCTTTGAGATCGCGCTGGCCGTGTCTGGCAAGCCCACGCTGGCCGCCACCGATGCGGCCGAGGGCTAAGGAGGTAGTTTATGAACAACGACCGTAACGACGTGGTAATCCTTGAACTGGATCGTCCCCGTACCCTGCGTCTGGGCCACAAGGCTCTGAAGCGCTTTTCTGCTCTGACCGAGTGCTCCATGACGGAGATGGAGGCTGCTGTGCAGCGCTATGACAAACTGTCTGCGCTGGCGTATGTAATGCTCTCCGAGGAAGATCCGACTCTGACGCCGGAGCAGGTGGACGATCTGCTGGATAAGGTGTCCATCAAGAAGATCAGCGACGCTTGCTCCAAGGCCATTGAGGCTGCATTTGTGGATGAGGCTGCGGAGGAGGAGACCAGCGACCCTCTCCAGGCGGCTGGGACTGGCACCGAAGTCTGAGCCTTGCCGCCTCTCTGGGCATTGGCCTCCGGGAATGGGAGCGAATGACGCCGGTGGAGCTAAATATCTACGCCAGAGCCTATGCGGATCAGCGAAAGCAGGAGCAGCGTTTGCAGGTAGCAAACATCTACTCTTTGGCTGCTCTGATCCGCAGCATGGTGTGGAGCAAGCACCCCCCGAGCTTTGACCGCGTATTCCCTGAAGCCAAGGCCGATAAGAAGCAAGAAATAATGACAGATGATCAGATGTACGCCATGGTCAAGGGCTTAAATGCCCTCTATGGCGGGAAGGAGGTGGACTGATGGCTGTCGTAAAGAATTTGATGGTGCGAGCCGGTGCAGATTTCTCGGCGATCACCAAGCAGGCCAACAAGGCCAAGTCCGCCATGAGCGGGATGCAGACCAGCGTGAGCAAGTCCTGCGCCCGCATGACAGCTGCAGTATCCGGGCTGAATAAAGTCTTTGGCGCCCTGGGCGTGTCGTTGTCTGTGGCCGCCATTGTCAGCTTCAGCAAGAGCGCAAAAGCGGCCTATGATGAGCAGACTGAGGCCAGCGCCAAGCTGGCCCAGGTTATGAGAAACACCATGGGCGCCAGGGCGGAGGAAGTCAAGAGCATCGAGGATCTGATCGATGCCCAAGAGCGCCTTGGTGTTGTAGATGGAGCAGTTCAGACGGAGGCTGCGCAGGAGCTGGCAACTTATCTCACTTTGAGCAAGTCCCTGAAAACGCTGCTACCTGTCCTGAACGACATGATCGCGCAGCAGTATGGCATTGGCGCTTCCGCAGAGAGTGCTGTGTCAATCGCGACCATGATGGGCAAGGTCATGAACGGCCAAACCTCGGCCTTGTCCAGATATGGCTATAGCTTCACTGCTGCGCAAGAGGCTGTTCTGAAGTATGGCACAGAGGCCCAGCGTGCTGCTGTGCTTGCGGAAGTCGTATCGCAGTCGGTTGGCGGCATGAATGCGGCTCTCGCAGCGACGCCAAACGGCAGAATGGAGCAGCTTAACTTTACCCTGGGGAAGATTCAGGAAAGCTTTGGGCAGGCAGTGAGCAGCATAGGCGTGCTGTTCCTGCCCGCCTTGAATGCTGTTTGCAATGTGTTGGCCACAATGGCCACTCTGGCGAACAAAGTGGCGCAGGCCCTTGCCAATGTCTTTGGCTCCAGCAGCTCTGCGGCCGCAACTACAGTATCCTACACGGCGGCGGCCGCCAGTGGCATGAGCGACCTTGCCGAAGAGGCCGAGGCCGCAGGCGGCGCAGCGAAGAGCCTGGGCACCTACAGTTTCGACACCCTGCAGAAAATGTCCGGTACCGCTTCGTCCGGAGGCGCCGCTGAGAGCGGCGATACCGGAGCCGGTGGTGGCGGAGTAATCAGCGAATCGACCGCAGGCGCGGCGGAAGCTGGCGAAAGTGTCGGTATGCTGGAGCGGGCTTTGTCACGGATCAAGGAAACCGTTGCAGGACTCAATTTTGAGCCGCTGACGGCCTCTTTGACTCGACTTAAGCAAGCGGTTGCCCCCTTGACACAGGGGCTGTTTGCGGGAATTTCCTGGGCTTATGACAACATTTTTGTCCCGCTGGCTACTTGGACGGTGACGGACGCAGCACCGGCATTCCTTGATATGCTGGCAGCTGCGGCGGGTGTCCTTTCGGCCGCCCTCTCTGCGCTGCAGCCCCTTGCTGGCTGGCTCTGGACAAACTTCCTTGTTCCGATTGCGACCTGGACAGGCGGGGCCATCGTGACGGTGCTGGAGGGGCTGACAACGGCCCTGCAGGGCATCAGCGGTTGGATCTCTCAAAACCAGGCGCTTGTGCAAGGCATGACGATTACTGTGGCCGCGTTCTTTGCGGTCTGGAAGGCGACCAGCCTTGCTGAGTTCATCATTAACGCCGGTGGCGTTGCCGCAATTATCCCGAAGATCACAAGTGCCCTGAAAGCCTGCACGATTGCCAAAATCGCGGATAAAGCACAGACGGCAGCGATCTGCGCTCTCTATGTGAAGGATTGGGCTGTTGCGCTGGCTGGCAATGTCGCTGCCATTGCAAAAGATATCGCCGCATGGATCGCTCTCCGAGCTGAATGGATTGCCGGCAAAGCCGCCCTGGTGGCCAGCACGGTTGCACAAGCTGCGCACACTGCAGCATCCTGGGCAGGCACGGCGGCAACCACGGCTCTGGGCGTAGCCATGAATGTGCTTTGTTCCCCAATTACCCTTGTTATTGCCGCGATTGCGGCCCTGGTGGCCGGTATCATTCTGCTGGTGAAGAATTGGGATACCGTCAAAGCTGCCGGCGCGGCCGCTTGGGAGGGCATCAAAACTGCGTGGAACGTGGCCAGCTCCTGGTTTACCACCAGCGTTGCTGAGCCGGTGAAAAACGCCTGGAACGGTGCCATGTCTAAGCTGAAGGAATGGGGCAGCAATGCATGGTCGAACATCAAGGATGTCTGGAGCAAAGCCAGTTCCTGGTTTACTACCAATGTTACGACGCCTATTTCCAACGGTTTCCGCAATTTCGCCAATGGCATCATCGGCTTCTTTGAAGGTCTGGTGAACAAAGCCATCGATGGTATCAACAGCATCATCGGCGCATTTAACCGGATTTCTTTCACCATCCCCGATTGGGTGCCGGTGATCGGCGGTAATACCTGGGGCTTCAACCTGGCTACCGTTCCCAACATCACGCTGCCGAGGCTGGCAGAGGGCGCCGTATTCGAGGGTAATAACCCGTATCTGGCTATCGTGAATGATCAGAAGCACGGCATCAACGTCGAGTCGCCCCTGTCCACTATCGTCGAAGCAATGATGATTGCCCTGCAGTCCGTGAATTTCGGCGACGACATCCAGGTAAATGTCCGTGCGGTCTTTGATGGTCAGCTGGCGGCTCTGGCCAGGCTGCTCCGTCCGTATTTCGAGGCTGACGCCAAGAGAGTGGGCAACAAGGCGTCCACGGCAAAGGCGGTGGTTTGATGCAGAATCTGATTTGTATTAACGGCCGCTACTACAATGCGGCAATTACCTCTCTAAAGCGTACCCACGATATTACGGACGGCGACAACGCCGGACGCACGAAACCCCCACTGGCGGAAATGATTCGTGATGTTGTTGGCACTTTCATCTCCTATACGGCCACCTTTGAGGTGACCAGCGGAGATGTCGGTGAGTATGACGACATGATTCTGACGCTCTCCCAGCCTGTTGACTACATCCCCATTACCATGCCCTACGGGCAGGGAAGCATCAGCTTTGATGCCTACATCTCGAAGGTAGAGGATGAGCTGAAGAGCAACATCGGCGGAAAGCGCCGCTGGGGAAATTGTAAGGTTACTTTTACCCCTATGCGAGCACAGATCAAACCTTGAGTGCGGTGCCCAATTCGGGCACCGCCTCCGGGCGCAGAAAGGAGATGACGCTGTGCCTGATTTGACAATTACCTATAGCGATGAACCTGTCGGAGCCAGAGAGGCAACAACGCCCTCCACGGATGACCTGCAGGATTTTTGCAATCTCGGAGATATTCTTCTGGAGGATAACACTGCGCCGCAGCACGCCACCTTTGAAGACGGATATTGGGTGCTTGGCACGGACTATAAGCTGTTTCCTGATCAGCCGAAGGGGTTGACTTGGGGGCTGTTTTCAAAGCAGATCAGCGGCGAAGACGGCTCCTTTGAGCGGCCTGTAACGCTGGTATTGGTGATGTCGGCACTGTACAGCTCCATTGGCTTGACATTGGAGTTTGACCCCTATGGCCCCACGTGGTGCTGTGACCTGGAGATCGCATGGTGGCGCAATGGTGAGGTGATCCGGACGCAGGCATTTGCCCCGGATAGCTGGCAGTATGTTTGCCTTTGCGAAGTTCACAGCTTCGATATGGTGACCATCACATTCAATAAGATGTCTGCGGCATATCGCTTTTTGAAGCTGCAGTCGATGACCTATGGCATTACGCGCATTTTCAATTCCGAAGAATGCTACAGCACAGACATCTTTCAGGACACTGATCTGCTCAGCGACACGGTATCTGTAAACACGCTGGATTTCGTCTTGCGGAATAAATCTGCGGTTGACTTTCTTTTCCAACGCAAGCAGCCCCTGCAGGCGAAATACGGCACGGAACTGCTGGGTGTCTACTACATTTCCACTGCAAAGAAGCTTGGCCAAAACCGCTACGACATTCATGCGGTGGATTTGGTCGGGCTGGCCGAAATGGCCAACAATCACCAGGGCGGCTTTTACAACGGTGTCCGGGCGGACACCCTGATCGCTGATATCTTGGGCGAGGACATTCCCTGGAAGATGGACGAAGATCTTGCCGGCGTACTGCTCTATGGGCACCTGCCCATTGCAAGCCGAAGGGATAACCTCCAGCAAGTCGCTTTTGCCCTTTCCGCGATGGTTTGTACCGGCCACAGGTCTTTCATTGAGATCACCAAGCCTACCATGGTGCTGCAGGGCAGCTTTGATAACCCTAAAGGCTACGAGAATGGCGCTGTCAGCTCCGGTACGCTGGTTACTTCGGTGCAGGTTACGGCACACATCTATGTGCTGTCGGAAGAGTCCACCAATCTCTATGATGATGTGCTGGACGGCATGACCACACTGGAGTTTAGCGAGCCGGTTGCGAATCTGGAGATCAGTGGCGGCACTATTGTGGAGAGCAATGCAAACAGGGCTGTCATCCAAGGCACGGGTGAGCAGGTCGTTCTGACCGGCTATGAGTACAAGCACATCAAAGAGGTATACGCAAAGGACAATCCGCTGCGGAATGCCAACGATGCCGACAACGTCGTGTCATATGATGAGATGACGCTGGTGTCCCCACACAATGTGGCTGATGTCCTGGCTGCGTGCTACGCCGACAATTTGAGGCTGGATACCATCGAGGGCAAAGTGCTGACAACAGCCGAGCGCCCTGGCGATTACGTTGAGATCCTCACCGATGCCGATGGCGTCAAGCGGGGGCATCTGCTCTCTCTGGACTATGTACCGACAACCAAGCTGGCGGCCGACGCGGTCATTGTGGCCGACTATGAAGGAGATGATGCCGGATGAGCATTCTTGATACCCTGATTACCGGCCGGGTACCCGGTGCCACCTACGACTGGAGCGATATGAATCGCGTCGCAGACGCCATGGAGTATGTAGCTGAACGGCTGCGCTCGTGTGGCTGGAACGTGGAGGTGAAACCCAGGCGCTTCACCAGAGAAGATTTCCCCACACCAGCAATCTTTTCTTATTACCTCAAGCAGCTCCGGAAGCTGCGCAATACCCTCACGCTGTTTATCACTACGCCGGCCGTGCCCGGCGTCAGCCTCGCCCGGCCTTACATGACTGTTCAGGAGGCCAACGATATAGAGAAGATCCTCTTGGACATTGAGGACATGGTGACGCGCACCGAAGCAGCGTATTACTACAGCGGCGATGTGTTCGCCGGGGAGGTGTAACCCTTGAAAGACAGACAACCCTTAAAGCCAAACCGCGTCCTGGTGACGCCGGAGAACGGTGCAGCGCCGTTTTACGCCACGATCACGCGGGCAGATGAGCCTGCGGAGGAAGGGCATCGGCTGAACAAGTACACGCTGCTGAAGGACATCACCTGCGGTATGCTGGGCCTCGATCCGGAAACTGCGGTACCCGATGATGCGCTGCAGATGCTTGCGGCGCTGGCCTCCAGCGGTGGTAGCGGCTCTGGCGATGTTGGCGAGTTGGAAGATCTCACTGTGAAGATTGGAACGCTCACCAACGCCGGCGCCGGCTGGAACAGCTACAAGTTTCCGGAGGCGATGGAAGCAGCACCGCAGGTGGTGCTTCAGCCGGTAAATTTCTCCGGCTGGGTGGAGATCAAGAGCGTCACAGCAGAAGGTTTCCTCTATTGCCTGCGGCAGCCGACCTATACGGATGGCAGCGTCACAACCGGATCTTACTACACGGCAAGCGGCACATCGTCCAGCAGTGCCCATGCTGCCAACACCCTGGTAGGTGCGGTTACATTGCCCACAGCGGAAAACAAAACCACGGCCGAAGCCGTGGAGATCATCTGGATCGCAATCGAATTCAATGGAGGTGACGACTGATGCTGAGTGTAAGCGCACTCGACTTCATCAACTACAAAAATGCCTTGAAGGGTAATTACCGGAAAGGCCTCCACACATTCCGGTGTATTCTGGAAAACCCCACTCAGGCGGAGAATTTCGCGACAAACCTGGGCGGGGTATGTGTGGTGCTGGGTGTCCCTATTGGGCAGGATGACCGCAACAGCGCGGAGCTGCTTGCCTTGCTGCTGGCGAGCGATGTGGTCGACACCGCAACACTGACGTGGATGTCGCAATGGTATGCGGACTACTGCGACGATTGGGACACGCTGGCGTCTGATATCGACCGATGCACTACGATGGCAGAAACTGATCTGATGTGGCGCTCTGTTGGCGCAGGCCCGGTTGGTGCGGCAAAGGTTATTGCCACGCTGGCAGGGCTGGCTTGTGCAGACTACGCCGATATGACTGAACTTGCTGCCTCTCAGACCGCTATGGCGGCCGTGGCCGAGTCGCCGGTGGCCGTAGCTGCTATCTGGGAGAGCGACACAGCGCTTGAGGCTCTGGAGAGTGATTCGACAGCTTGGGCGACATTCACAGGGGCCAGCAGCGAGGTTATGGGTAAGGCCGTGGCCATCCTCGCAGATCTCGATCCTGCAGACTACAACGATATGGATGCCGTGGCTGCATCTTCGACCGCTATGACGGCCGTGGCGGCCTCCAGCGCGGCCCGCACGGCTATCACAAACTCTGCAACGGCAAAGACCGCCCTTGCCTCCAGCCCCTTGAAAACAACCGTTACAAAGGGCAACGGAAACAATTGGGAAACCCGCACCATCCGCAATGGTATGGGGTGGCTTATCAGTTGCTACAATGCAAACAGTGGCGGAGAGGCTGGGTCCACTTGGTACAAGTTGGATGGGGTGCAAACCAGCCAGCCCGCAGGCACCACAAATGTGGAGAAATTTTTCACATCTTCCCTGGAAATTTACTGGTGGTCTTCTACCTCCAGCGTGACCTATATTCCTTGCTAAAACGGCCCATTTCAGCTACGCATTAACATTCTAATGCGTACAGGATGGGGCCGATCTGGCCGATTATGTGCCCATTTCGGGCACACTTCCCCGGTCTCCGCACCGGAAGTCAGTAAA